TATGGATGCTGCACAAGACGCAAAGCCTGCACGCGACCGACATTGCGGTCCTGCGGGCCGAGGCCATGGCCCGAGATGTGGCGCGAAAAGAGGAGCGCGAGGCCACGGCGGCCCAGCTTGATCAGATTCTCCAAATGTTGCAGACTATCAACGGACGAATAGACAGCATCATGACAAAGGGGGAAAAATGAAACGGATCATCATTCACTGGACCGCCGGCACCAACACCGCCAGCGCGCTAGACAAGCATCACTACCATTTCATCGTCGAAGGCAACGGTAACGTCGTGGCGGGCCGATATAAGCCCGAAGACAACGAAAGCACGGCGACGGACTACGCCCCCCACACGCGTAACCTGAACACCGGTTCGATCGGTGTGTCGTTTGCCGCGATGCACGGGGCCACAGAGCAACCATTCATCGCTGGCAAATATCCGATCACCAAGATCCAGATCGACGAGATGGTGAATCTCGTCGCCGACTTGTGTTTGCGATACGGCATCGAAGTGTCTCCCCAGACGGTTTTGACGCATGCTGAAGTTGAAGGCACGCTCAAGGTCAAGCAGCGGGGCAAGTGGGACGTGACATGGTTGCCGGGAATGACGCAGCCGGGGCATCCGGCGGCGGTTGGTGATCTTTTGCGAGTAAAGGTGCGGTTAAAGTTGAACGCAATGCGATCGCCCAAACCGAAGCCTACAATATGGGACGCGCTGGCTCGGATCTTTGCAAAGTGGAAAAAACCATGATCGGTCCGGTATCCCGCATTATTGCGCGCTACATCGCAAGCGCGCTTGTGACCTATGGCATGTTCGCCGCCCCCGACGCCGCTATGATCGAGCCCGATATTGCTTTGATGGTTGGTGCAGTTGTGGGGGCCGCTGTAGAGGGCGCTTACGCCATCGCAATCCGTAAAGGTTGGACCACATGAGGGCTTACCTCTCGGGTATCGCAGCTGCCCTCTTCGCGCTCGTGGCGGCGCTGCTTTACACCAAGGGTCGAAAGGATGCGGATGATGCAAATGAATTGCAGGACCACAACGAATACATCGAAACGCGCAAGCGCATGGATGCTGCCGCTGGCCCTTCTGACGCTGACGTTCAGCGCTGGCTGCATGAGCGCGGTAAGTACAAGCGCGATCTGTGATGGATCGGCTGCCTTACGCACAGAGCATGCGGCGGCTTTATACACGGATGGCGGCCCGCTATCGCAGCGGACCGGCGCGGTGTTGATCGCGTCAATTGATTCCGGCTGTGGAGACATCCTATGGTAAAAGACCCAAGGCTTGAACGTGCCGGAGTGAGCGGTTTCAACAAACCAAAGCGCACACCCAATCACCCAAAAAAATCTCACGTTGTTGTCGCCAAAGAAGGCGACAAGGTAAAAACCATCCGCTTTGGTGAGCAGGGTGCCAGCACTGCGGGAAAACCAAAGTCGGGTGAATCTGAGAAGATGAAGAAGAAACGCGCGAGTTTTAAGGCACGACACGGTAAGAACATCGCCAAAGGCAAAATGTCTGCGGCATACTGGGCAGATAAAGCAAAGTGGTGAGGCAATAATGGCTATTTCCAGAGCGCAGATGCACACCCAGCTGAAAGGCGGAACGATGAAAAAGACGAAAAAGAAGAGCGGTGGTGGTAAACTTCTCGCCGCCATCAGCCCTGCGTATGCTCTGTCAAAGAGTCTTAAATCTGGCAAAGCTGAGGGTATTCTTGGTATGGGTCTACTTGGTGCTATGCACAACAAAAGTCTGAAAGATGAGACTGCAGTTGATACCGATAACCCCAAATCCAACATAGCCGCAAGGATACCTATGGCAATGACCCGCACAGCTTCCAAAATGAAGTCAGGTGGTCGTGTTCGCGGCGATGGGATATGCCGGCAGGGCAAGACCAAGGGAAGCATGCGCTGATGCCACTCACACCGAAGGGTAAGAAGGTCAAAGCTGCAATGAAGAAGCAGTACGGCAAAGACAAAGGTGAGCGTGTTTTTTACGCCGCCGAGAACAAGGGTTCAATTCGAGGCGTCGCCAAGAAACGGAAACCGACAAAACGGAAGTGATTCATGGCCAAGAAACCCACCAAGTCTCGCGTGAATGAGGCTGGAAACTACACCAAGCCGACTATGCGCAAGTCGTTATTCAACTCCATTAAGGCTGGTGGCAAGGGTGGCAAACCGGGGCAATGGAGTGCGCGCAAGGCACAAATGCTGGCCAAGCAGTACAAGGCTAAGGGTGGATCCTACAAATGAAGAAGCCCCAGAAAAGCCTAAAGAAGTGGACAGCTGAAAAGTGGGGCACGAAATCCGGCAAGCCGTCAACGCAGGGGTCCAAGGCAACGGGTGAGCGCTACCTCCCAAAGAAAGCGCGTGAGTCTCTTACCGAAAAAGAGTATAGTGCAACCACACGTGCAAAGCGGGCCGGTATGAAAGCTGGAAAACAACACGTCGCGCAACCGAAAAAGATCGCCAAAAAGACGGCGAAGTACAGGAAATAAAACATGGCTGTTGTCGTACCAGATCTGTCAGAGATATTTGAGGAGGCTTTCGAGCGTGCCGGTCTCGAGATGCGCTCGGGTTACGACCTGAAAACTGTCAGACGTAGCTTGAACATGCTGACTTTGGAGTGGCAGAATCGCGGATTGAATCTGTTCACGATTGAATCGGGCACTCAGGAGCTTACGCCGGGAACGGCCGTTTACACACTACCTGCCGACACCATAGACATCATTGAGCATCAGCTGCGCACGGGTACGGGTACAAACCAGACCGATACCGCACTGCAGCGGATCAGTGTGTCGACCTACGCCCAGCAGACCAACAAAAACACACGCGGAAGGCCGACACAGATATACGTCGACCGTGGGGTGAGCAATGTCAAATTTACGCTATGGCCAGTGCCGGACACCGCTTACACGGTGGCATATTACCGCCTGAAGGGGATCGACGGGTTGAGCTCGGGGATTGCAGGCGACGCGGCCATACCTCCACGTTTCATTCCAGCTTTGGTATCGGGGCTCGCTTTTCACATTGCTATGAAAAAGCCAGAAGCCGCGGTTCGAGCACAGGCACTACGTGACGAGTATAACGCGCAGTTCAAACTGGCCGCCGATGAAGACGAAGACCGTGCATCTTTGCACTTGTCACCGTCGCGGGGGTACAGATGAGCTATTCAGCTGGAAAGAACGCGTTTGGTTTTTGTGACCGGACTGGGTTTCGGTACCCGCTCAGCGATCTCGTTTGGGAAGTGCGTGACGGCAAGCGAACAGGTATGCGCATTGGGCGTGACGTGGTTGACCCCGATCATCCTCAGAACTTTCTGGGACGCGTTCGCGTTGTGGACCCACAGTCTCTGAAAGACCCCCGACCCGATACTTCCCTTGACGAAAGTCGAGGGTTGTTTGGCTGGAACCCCGTCGGGGATCCTGTGACATCCATGGTGGCCGCAGTTGGCGTTGTCACCGTAACAATAGAGGAAAACCCATGATCAAGAAATCCGCTCGTCCAAAAGCGCGCCCCGGTGCAGCGACAAAATCTTCAGCTCGCCCCAAGAAGCGCCCGGCCGATCTCGAGGCCCGCAACTTGGAGGCTCGTGCTGTCGAAGGTGGCCGGCGCGCGTCAAAACGTCAAGTTGAAGATGTTGCCACATTCATGAAGAAAAAGAAGTCCGGTGGCGTTATGAAAAAGGCCAAAGGTGGCATGGCTCGCGGTTGCGGCGCTGCCACAAAAGGCGGCAAATACTCGCGGGCGGGCTAATCGATGACTTATGCGGAACTTGTAGATCTGATCCAGAACTACTGCGAAAACTCGGAAACGACTTTCGTTGCCAGTATCCCCACGTTCGTGCGGCAAGCTGAGCAGAGAATATATCGCTCTGTGATGCTTCCGGAGTTCCGCGCCAATAGTACGAGTACCGTTGGTCCGGGCACGCAGTATGTCGCACGCCCATCGGATTTTTTGTCTGTGTTCTCATTGGCAGTCATCGATGCCACAGGTAAATACACATACCTTGTTGACAAGGATGTAAACTTTATACGGGAAGCGTATCCAACCCCTACGTCATCGGGTAGTCCAAAATACTACGCCATCTTCGATGGGGACGCGACAGGGACTGAGGGGAACTTGATTATCGGGCCGAGCACGGACGCGACATATCAAGTCGAAATCCATTACTATCGTGACCCTGAGTCTATCGTGACATCAGGGACATCATGGATCGGTGAGAATGCCAGCGGTGCCCTTCTTTATGGGGCGATCGTGGAGGCTTACACCTTCTTGAAGGGCGATGCTGATCTAATGGCAACATACACTTCTCGTTATGAGGAGGCACTTGCACAACTGAACATTATCGGGGCTCGATCCACGCGCGACGACTACCGTGACGGGATAGCGTAATGTTTGCTGGATCAGCCGGGGTTTCCCCCGTAACCGTAATGACGGCGAATAACGGCGGCCATAGCCCGGCTCAAATCGCCGAACTGTGCGTAAATCGCTTGATATGGGTAGCCGATTCTGCGCCACCCGAGTTAGCCGTGCAGGCGCGGGCGTTCCGGGAACAAATGTTGGATGTTATCATACAGTATGTTAAGGTGGCGGCAGCAGAAGATCGGAAAACGGTCGTATCACACCTCGAAAAAGTCGGTATGGCCGACTTGGCCCAACACATAAGGAGCCTATAGCATGGCATTCACCGGCAACTTCATGGTGACATCGTTCAAGCAGCAAGTGCTTGAGGGTGTTCACGACTTCCGCGCTTCCGGAGGCGACACATTCAAGCTGGCCCTGTACACCAACAGCGCGTCGTTCACGGCCACCACCACGGCCTACACCGCCACCAATGAGGTGGGCAACTCCGGGTCGTACGCGGCAGGCGGCGGGACTCTGACCGCGGTCAACCCGACAACCTCGGGCACCACCGCATTTGCTGATTTTGCGGACCTGTCGTTCACCACGGCCACCATCACGGCACGCGGTGCATTGATCTACAACACGACGCCGGCGCACACCTACACAAACCCTGTGGTGGCGGTGCTGGACTTTGGGGCGGACAAGTCTTCGACCGAAGGCACGTTCACGATTCAGTTCCCGGCGGCTGACGCTTCAACAGCAATTCTGCGGATTGCCTAAGACATGGTCACTCTCGTAAACAGAGCCAAAGTCGCCACTGCCACCACAGGCACTGGCACGATTACTCTTGGTGCTGCTGAGAGTGGCTATCAGACCTTTGCTGATGCCGGTGTCGTCGATACTGATGTAGTTCGTTATGTCATCGAAGACGGCACTGACTGGGAAATTGGAACTGGGACTTACTCTGCTGGAACCCTGACGCGGACTGTCAGCGAGAGCTCCAATGCTGGCTCTGCTTTGAACCTAAGTGGCAGTGCTGTGGTGTTTGCATCTGCTACAGCGGACGACTTTTCAACAACCATTGACGGTGGCTCTGCTGCTACGATCTACCTTGCATCCCAATATCTTGACGGAGGATCGGCATAATGGCTGACCAAATTCAACTTCGCCGCGATACGGCTGCCAACTGGACAAGTTCCAACCCCACTCTTGCCTCTGGCGAGTTTGGCCTAGAGACTGACACCGACCAATTTAAGGTGGGAGATGGGACAACTGCTTGGACGTCTTTAAGTTATGGTGGTCTTCAAGGACCGCAAGGCATTCAGGGTATTCAAGGCATTCAAGGTGAGACTGGACCTACCGGCCCTCAAGGTGACCAAGGTCCGCAGGGTATCCAAGGTATCCAAG